TTTGTATAGATTGCAACAAAGAGAGGCCATTGCACATGAAAATTGAGCATCAACGGTGATGGATGATATGCGAATACTTGCTTTGATTGTGGCCTTGTGCATTTTTGTTATCGGATTAACGATGTTTTTGGTCAAGTACATACTGAGACTTTTTGATGACTTATGGGCTGATGATGACAATGGATACTTCTGAAAGCTACAAGGTGCGGAAGATATGGCACAAGCCTAGTATGGTTGAATCATGAACCCTAGGCAACTCAGATTTGTAGAAGAATATCTAGTCGACTTGAATGCAACTCAAGCCGCCATTAGGGCAGGGTATTCCTTTAAGACTGCAAATAAGATCGGCCCTAAGTTGTTGGTAAATGTTGGTATTCAATCCGCCATTCAAAAAGCACAGCTTGCAAGGTCTGAACGCACACAGATTACCGTAGATAAAGTGCTTGAGGATATTGAACTCATCAAGCTAAATGCTATGCAGCAGGAAGAGGACGGCAAGATGATTAACCATGCCGGTGCGCTTAAGGCTTGCGAGTTACAAGGTAAGCACTTGAAGATGTTTGTTGATAAGGTTGAGCACTCAGGAGGCCAGACTTTGCACGTCATTACGGGTGTCAATGCAGCCGATTAGACTTAACTATTACCCTAGAGACTGGCAACGAGAGTGTCATGCTAACCGTAAGCGATTTACGGTATTAGCGTTACATAGACGAGCCGGTAAGACAGAATTAGCTATCATGGAACTGCTAGACGCTGCTATGCGCTTTGATAAAGAGATGGGGCAGTTCTTTTATGTAGCTCCGTTCTTAAAGCAAGCCAAAGCAATCGCCTGGTCAAGACTTAAGCAGAAGGTTGCGCCATTAGTGCCTCACGGCGCTGTCATTATTAATGAATCAGAGCTATCCGTTCAGATCGTTGCTAACAACTGTCTCATTCGTATTTTTGGTGGTGATAACCCTGATGCTATGCGTGGAGTTCGCTTAGATGGCATTGTCATCGATGAGGTAGCACAGATTAAGCCAGAAGTATGGCAGGACATTATTCAACCGGCTCTATCAGATAGACTAGGTTGGAGTTTGTTCATTGGCACGCCAAGTGGGATCAATCTATTCAGTGAGCTTTATTTTAGAGCCGATAGTTATGAGGATTGGTACTCTGCTAAATATACGGTCTACGACACCCATTCGCTTGATGAGGCTGAGGTTGAAAGGCTGCGTCGAGATATGGCAGAGACTTCATTTGCAAGAGAGTATCTGTGTGATTTTAGCGCTGCCGGTGACGACCAGCTCATGTCGCTATCAGATGTTGAGGCTGGGGCGACTCGCACTATACCTGACAGAGATATTATGTATGCGCCTAAGATACTAGGCGTTGACCCTGCCCGTTTTGGTGATGATCGGTCTGTCATCTTTATGCGACAAGGCTTAGCGACTCACAAGCCCATTATCTTGCGTGGCATTGATAACATGGCCTTGGCTCAACGAGTTGCTAGTGAAATCATGGAGCATAAGCCTGATGCCGTCTTTATAGATGCCGGTGCGGGTTCTGGGGTGATTGATAGATTAAGACAGCTTGGCCATGAGGTCACTGAGGTAGCTTTTGCCGGTAAACCGACTGATGGTCGCTATCTTAATAAGCGTGCTGAAATCTGGTGCGAGTTAAGAGACTGGTTGACTGGTGGTGGGTGCATTCCAAATGACCAAGGGCTTAAGCAAGACTTAGCCTCACCGACTTACTTCTATAACTCTGCCGGAAAGATACAGCTAGAGTCTAAAGACGAGATAAAAAAGAGAGGACTACCTTCACCGGATATTGGTGATGCACTGGCCTTGACCTTCTCATTCCCTGTTATCCCTAAATCATCCTCCCATCATTCTTCTAACAGACCGCGCAACGACGCTATGCGTGGTCACGATCCCTTTGCGAGTAGAACTCAATGATTAAATGGCTTCGAGCGTCACACTGTGCAGTACCGAATTCTTATCCCTGTCTCATGATGCTAGATTCAGGTGAATCAATCATGGGTATGTACGAAGGACACATGAAAGTCATCGCCTGGACAGTCGTCAACCTACCAGACTGGATGCTGATAAAGAGGGGTCCTGGCACTGGTAAGGTTTGTGGTGAGAATCATCCTAAGACAACGCTATCTGATGATGACTGCACAACTATTCGAGTGGCTTATGATACTGGATCATTCAGTTATCAAATGCTGGCTGATAAGTTTGACTGCTCCAAATCTACTATCCGAGACATTATCAAAGAGCGTACTCGATTTAGTGATCGTATGCGTAGATAAGCCGTGCGGATGATAGCTGATTGAGACATTAGAATCTCACTAACTTTAAAAGTGAGATTGATTATGTGTTCATCACCGCCAAAAATCCCTGCTCCACCACCACCACCACCCCCACCACAATTAGCTCATGCGCCTGATGTGAAGGCTGTAGTCGCTGATGTTGGATCGCAGAATGTAGCGCAAGGCGGAGGCGGAGTTACTACCACTCTATTAACCGGTGGCCAAGGTGATCCTATCGCTGCGGGTACTCTTGCTAAGAAGACTCTGTTAGGCGCTTAGAGTGTCAGAAGAAATCAAGCTACTTAATAGACGATGGTCTGCTCTCAAAATGGAGCGGTCCACTTGGCTACAGCATTGGTCTGATGTGAGTCGCAACTTACTGCCGGTCAATGGTCGCTATTTCATCTCAGATCGCAACAAGGGCTTTAAGCGTCACAATGTCATCTATGACTCTACCGGCACGAAAGCACTTAGGGTTTTAGCCGCTGGCATGATGTCCGGTATGACTTCACCATCACGGCCTTGGTTTAGGTTATCAATCACCGATACTGATCTTATGGACAGTCAACCGGTCAAGGTTTGGCTCAACTCGGTATCCGATCAGGTCAGTGATGTACTAGCCAAGTCTAACTGTTACCGCGTCCTTCACTCGATGTATGAAGAATTGGGTGCGTTTGGTACAGCCTCAGCTCTGATTGCTGAAGACTTCAATAATGTTATCCATCTTCATCCGTTCACGATTGGCGAGTATGCCATCACTACGGACTGGAAGGGCGATGTTAATACCTTATACCGTGAGTTTGATAAGACAGTCGCTGAGATCGTCGGAGAATTTGGCTTAGAGAATTGCTCAAGTGTTGTTAAGTCTGCCTATCAGCGTGGCAATTTAGATCAGTGGGTGACGTTGATTCATGCGATTGAACCCAGAGCAGACAGAGATCAGTCTAAGAAAGACAATCTCAATATGCCTTGGAAGTCTGTGTACTTCGAACGTAATGCCGGTGACAAGAAGGTCTTGCGTGAGTCTGGCTATCAAACCTTTCCTTGTGTAGCGCCTCGCTGGACTACCGTATCAGGCGATATTTATGGTGTTTCACCGGGCATGGAAGCACTAGGCGACATTAAACAGTTACAAGCACAACAATTCCGTAAGTCTCAAGCTATCGACTATCAAGCTAATCCACCTATTCAAGTGCCATCAAGCATGAAGAATAGAGAGATTGAGTTATTCCCTGGCGGTATCTCTTATTACGATGCCTCCTCTGGTACTCAAGGGGTTAAGACAGCGTTTGAGGTTAATCTTAATCTTCAGACCTTACTCATGGATATTCAAGACGTCCGTACCCGTATCAATGGTGCGTTCTTCAGCGATATATTCATGGCCATCACTCAGCAAGACTCTCGCATGACCGCAACTGAAGTCGCTGCGCGGAATGAAGAGAAGATGTTAATGCTCGGTCCAGTGGTTGAGCGTCTTAATAACGAATTACTTGATCCATTGATAGAGACAGTCTTTGAACGTCTATTGACTGCCAACATGTTACCGCCACCGCCAGAGGAGTTAGCCGGTCATGATCTTAATATTGAATATGTCTCCATGCTGGCACAAGCTCAAAAGGCTGTTGCCGTCAACGGTATTGATCGCTTTGTCTCATCAATGGGTCAGATTGCAACTCTGCGGCCTGATGTTCTGGACAAGTTTAACCCCGATCATTGGGTAGATGCTTACTCCGATAAGCTCGGCATTGATCCCGAACTGATTATCAGTGGCGAGCAAGTGGCTTTGGTGCGTCAACAACGAGCAGAAGCACAAGCTCAACAACAAAAACAGGCGATGCTCATGCAGGCCAGTGAAGCAGTAAAGAATCTTGGACAAACTTCAACTCAACCAGGCACAGCATCGGGTGATGTTATGGCCGCAATGAAAGGACAACAACAAAATGCCTAGACAACTATTTTCAACTGTAGGTTATACGGTTGGCGTTAAAGAATACTCCGAGATGGAAGGTGTGCCGGTAACGCCTACTGATGCAACAGCTTTGCCAAGTGGACCTTGTGCTGGTATTGCTGTAACAGGTTCAGGTAACGTCGCTGGAACTTTAGCTTCTGGCGGTACGTTTGTACTGACTGGTTTAGCAGCTGGCCAGATCGTTAAGATCAATGCGTCTATTATCGCTGCTACCTCAACGACTGCAACCGGTATCTTTGCTTTGTATCCTGCGGGTAACTTGTAATGGCTCAGTATCCTAATACGCTGGCGTCATCCAATGACATGTACACCAGTTATGCGGATGCTTATGCAGTCACTCCGAACGACTCAGTCGATTTACCCAATGGTGTATCAAGAGCAATCCTTGTCTCAGGTGCTGGCACAGTAACCCTGCAAATGGCATCGGGCAATCAGATTGTGCTAACAGCAACCGCTAACTCTATCGGTTTTGTTCTTAACTTAAGGGTTAAGCGCATCTTAGCAACTGGCACAACTGCCACTCTTATCAACGCTCTGTACTGATATGAAAATGATAAGCATGAAGAAAGAAAGCGACGACATGGGTGATGCTGCTTACTGTATGTCGGCTAAGTATGGTTACGGCTTAACACTTCATTTAGATGATGACCAGTGCGAGGCGTTAGGTATTACGAAAGCATTGAAGGCTGGCACTCAAGTCTCTCTTCAAGCAATGGCTGTCGTTACCTCAGCTACTGAGTCTTTAGAGCGTGATGGTGATGATAAGGGTACGGATGTCAGTATCTGCCTACAGATTACCGACATGGGCTTAACAACTGGTGGCTCATTGAAGAATGCCGCCAAACTCTTATATGGTGCGGATGATAAGTAATCCTGAAGGTTACTCTGATGACGACGCGAGAGCTGCAACACAACAACTGCGCAAGATTCAAGCGGTGGTTGAAGCGCAGGACTTTACCGCTATTGCCATGTTGCCCGAAGGTAGACGACTACTAAGACGGCTGATGAGCGAATGTGGCGTCTTTCAAACCAGCTTTACCGGTGAGGGCTTAACAGCTGCACATAAAGAAGGTAAGCGGGTTATAGGACTTTGGGTGCTGGAGCAATTTAATAGCTGCCCAGATTTATACATACAACTTTTAACGGAACAAACTAATGACCGAAGAAATAGCATCGACGACTGAAGAAGTTGCGACTGATGTTGTCATTGAACCGACTACAGAATCCACTCTATTATCAGCAGAGGCAACCGACGCGCCTACCGAGATAGAGTACACCGACTTCACATATCCAGAAGGTACAGTGGTTGACGAAACTATCCAAGACGCCTTTAAAACAGCGGCCAAGGAAGCGGGTCTAACCCAAGCGCAAGCGCAACACCTGACGGATATGGGAGGCTTGATGAGGGCTAAAGTTATGGCTGACCATCAAGCTGCACAAGCACAGGTCTATACCGACTGGGCTGAACAGTCACGCTCTGATAAAGAGTTTGGCGGTGCAAAAATGGACGAGAACCTGGCTATCGCAAGCAAAGCGATCAACGCTTTTGCCACGCCTGAACTGAAAGCTCTACTCGACCAGACGGGTATCGGTAATCATCCTGAGATGATCCGAGCCTTTTATCGAGCAGGCAAAGCAATGTCAGAAGATAACTTAGTACCTGGGGGAAAAGGCCCAGCCGCTACGTCATCTCTGGCTGATCGACTTTATCCACAATAGGAAATTTAAATGGCAACTTTAGCAACTGGCGCATTAACACTGGCCGATTGGGCTAAACGGCTTGACCCGGACGGCAAAGTGCCGGCAGTGGCTGAGCTTCTATCTCAATCGAATGAAATTTTAGAAGATGCGGTATTCCAAGAAGGCAACTTGCCAACTGGTCACCGTGTCATCATCCGTACTGGTTTACCGACTGCCTATTGGCGTTCGATCAACCAAGGTATTCCAACAAGCAAATCAACCACTGCGCAAGTAGATGAATCGATTGGTATGCTGGAAGCCTACGCTAAGATCGATAAAGACTTAGCTTTATTAAACGGCAACACCAATGCTTTTAGAATGTCAGAAGATTCTGCGTTCTTGGAAGCAATGAACCAAGCACAAGCACAAACTTTGATTTACGGAAACCCTGCTACTGACCCACGTCAATATTTAGGTTTAGCGCCACGTTACGGCACTATCTCTGGTGCGGGTAATGCGCAAAACATTATCGATGCAGGCGGTACTTCAACCAACAATACTTCTATTTACTTAGTGGTTTGGGGTGATAACACAGCGTTTTGTACTTTCCCTAAAGGTTCAAAAGCAGGTTTGGCTCATGACGATCAAGGTGAATTGGTAGTTTATGATGCTAACTCTAACCCTTACCAAGCCTTCCAAACACATTACCAATGGAAGAATGGTCTAGTAGTTAAAGATTGGCGTTATATCGTTCGTATTTGTAACATCAACACCGCTAACTTGGTTGCTGAATCTGCGGCTGCTGACATTGTCAAATTGATGTCACGCGCTTTAGATCGTATTCCGAATTTGTCTATGGGCCGTCCTGCTTTCTATATGAACAGAACAGTTTACTCAATGTTAAGAATACAAGCGTTGAACAAATCACAAAACGTCTTAGACATTAATTCTGGTCTAAATCAATTTGGTACACCGTCTAGTTGGAACACTTTTGAAGGTGTGCCTCTACGACGCGTAGACCAGCTCTTAAACACAGAAGCAAGGGTGGTCTAGTCATGGCTTATGTAGACAACAACTTATTATTGTCAGGCTCGATCTCATCGACCGGTGCAGTCGCAGGACAAACTGTATTCAGTGTGGGTACTTCGGTACTTAGCACTAACACAGTGGACCTCGGTGTTGCCCGCGATATGGGTGAAGGTTCTGATTTATTCGGACGCTTTCAATATACGGTTGCGGCTGTTGGCGGCACATCAATCGAGATGCAAGTTATCTCGGCTACTGATGCGGCTTTAACTACTGCGGTTACTGTATTGGGTACAACTGGACCTATTGCTGTGGCGTCTTTAATACTAGGCTCACGATTTGTTTGTGACATTAACCCACAAATTGGCTCTAAAGGTCAACGCTATTTGGGCTTGCGTTACATCTCTGTGGGTACAACTACAGCTGGATCGGTTTTCGGTGACTTAGGTGCTGAAATCCAAGAAGGTCAAAAGTTCTATGCAAACGGTTTTGCGGTTTTATAAGGACTATTTATGGCACGTTACAAAGTATTGGTTCAAAGTTTTATCAATGATGCGTTAGTACAAGAAGGTGAGGTCGTCGTTCTTGATGACAAAGCTGAAGTGTCTGACAACTTAGAGTTAATCGTAGAACCAAAGAAATAAAGAACATGCCCCCTGCTTCGGTGGGGGGTTTTCTCAACCCAAGGAGTCCATCCCTAATGATCGAAGTTATACAACTTGCTACGGGCATTATGGATGCACTTTCAGCCCTGCTAAGTAGCTTGGAAACACTCATTCCTAAAGTCATAGCAGGCGCTTCCGTGATGGCGGCTTTTATGCCACCGGCCAGTAATGATTCGGCATGGTCCAAGATTCATACCGGCATTAACTGGATCGCTTTTAACTTCAAGAATGCCAAGAATAAGGGTGGCGTATGATTTATGCCCTACTTATTATTGCAGCCTTCAGCACGGGTTTTGGTATCGCTTACAAAATAGACAGTGCGGCCATCAATGATTTACAACGATCTATTCAAGTAAGTAACGAACAAGCAGCCAGCACCTTAACCAGTATTCAAGAACGAGTAGCACAAGCTCAAGCAACGGCTAAAGAGGCCAACACTAATTTGGAGTTAGCTCATGCCCAATCAATCAGCACCATTAATGCTTATCACGATGCTCTTAAGTCTAAGCGCTTGTACGACACCCATCGCAAAGACGGTGGTTGCACCGTGCCAACAGATACAAATACCGGCATCGCTGTTAGCTCAACCGACTCTGCCGAACTTTCAGCAGAACTTACAGACTTTCTTCTCGCCCAATCCCTCGCAGCTGACCAAGTAGCTGCGTATGCGCAGGAGTGTTTTAACTTTATTAATCATACTTGTGGATTGGAACAATGAGTGAAGCGGAGATTCTTATGCCAGTAGTTGGAATGTTAATGTCAGTGTTAATCGTAGTCATAGGCTGGATGGGGAATAAGCTGCATGAGCGGCTAGGCGAAATAAACGAAACACTCGCCACTATTGATAAAGACTTACGTCATGAGTTATCAAGGCTTGATACTCGTGTGGCAGTCATCGAAAGCAAGGTTAAATAACATGACCATACAAAACACCACCCTTCGTAAAGCAGGACCCAGTCAAGGCAATGGCGTAACGACGGTATTCCCCTTTACGTTTAAAGTCTTTACCGCTAATGATATTTTAGTAACCTATCTTGATGCGTTAGATGTTGAATCGGTATTGGTACTATCTACTAACTACACGGTCACGCTTAATGCCGATCAGAATACCTCGCCAGGTGGTTCAGTCACTTTGTTAGTAGCTCCTGCTACCGGAACATATATTACCCTGACATCACAAGTCACTAATACACAAACACTAGCGTTGACTAACTCAGGTGGTTTTTATCCGGAGTCGATTAATAACGCCTTGGATAGGACAGTTATTGAAATACAGCAACTGGCAGAACAGGCAAGCCGATCAATTACAATTCCTAAAAGTTCAACAGCCAGCCCATTAATGCCCATTCCTGCCGCTAATAATGTCCTTGTTTGGAATAATGCAGCAACAGCATTAATCAATTTACCGGCTACCACTGGCACATCATTAGTCAACCTTGCTGCATCCACAGGATCAACCTTAGTTGGCACTAAAACATCCGGCACAGGTGCAGTTACTCGTACAGTTGCATCTAAACTAAATGACACTGTTAGTGTTAAAGATTTTGGTGCAGTAGGGGATGGAGTGACGGATGATACTGCCGCATTTTTAGCTGCTGCAACTGCTGGCTCTCACGTTGTTATGCCAGCAGGTAATTACCTACTTGATACAATGGCTTTTCCAGCCACGCTAAAATCGCTGACAGGCGCTGGAAAGGCCACAACTATTACGGCCAAAAGCGCAATGGCTGGCGGATCAACGACTTGGCTTTCTTGCAATTTTCAAACTGATTTGACGCTCAGTGATTTTGCTATCAACATTTCATCTACTGCGCTGCCGTCTGTTGTTGGCTTGCAAATTGGCGCTGTGGAAAGAGCTGTAGTTCAAAATATTCACGTTATTGATGGCGGCAGGATGCCGTTTTTTGTGAGCGCATCTGGCGGAGTTTTATTCAGCAATATCCACATCGACAAGTTTGCTCAGTCTGCAATTATCGTGACAAATACGTCAGGAGTGATTCATATTGACCAAGTCATTTCGACACACCAAGGCACTGGGTCAAATTTTGCAATTACCGGTGGCAGTTATCACAAAATATCTAATTCTTATGCTGCTGGTGCTGGATCATCATTTTTTACAATCGCACTGATTGGAACATATTATTCCGTAGTAGAAAATTGCGTTGTGCTGGGGTCTACATTGGAGGCGATCCAAATAACAGATGGCAGCGATAATTCTATTAGAAATAATCGTGTTATTTGTGGAGTTGGACACAATGATTTTGGGATTAGTGTCTTTGGCGAAACTGTTGACGTTAAAAACAATGTCGTGATGGGGAATAGTATTTATGGATCAGGCGGTAGCGGTATTGGTGTCTCAGCGAATCATATAAGCGTACATGCGTGTCTATACACTCACGTTGCGAATAACTTAATTGTTAGCTGTAATACCAGAAATGACGCTGACGGCTCTGGCGTGTATTTGCTTGGCGGTGCATTATGCCAAGCGACTACAGTGCAAAACAATGTTATTGTTGATGAAGGAAATCGTATCCGTTATGGCGCATACGAGTCAAGCGTAGGCGGCAATCCAAGCAACAATAAATTTATCAACAACGCCTGTTATTGCGGCACTGTGTTTATATCAGAAGGCTATGTAATTAATGTTTTATCTGAGGTATATGATATAGCATGGGTATCTTATACGCCAACAATAGGTGCTGGAACAGGAACAATTACAACAGCTAGTGGAACTGCAAAATATAGAAGGCAAGGCAGATCGGTATCAATAATAGCCAATATTACTATTACTACAAATGGAACAGGGTCTAATTTTGTATCTATATCCACTCCATTTACAACCATTAATTCTGGAATCTTATCGGGCAGAGCTAATAGCGTGTCTGGAAAAATGTTGCAAGCTGCAAATGCAGGGTCTGGCAATTTGGCTATTAGAAATTATGATGGAACGTATCCAGCTTCAAACGGTGAAAATTTTTTAATGTCCGGTATTATTCAAATATAAGGAACAACGACAATGGCTTTAACTAAATTAAAAACAAAAGATATTTACGGCAAGACATTAGAGTTTCAAAACTCATATATAAAAATATCCGATATTTCAGGCAATAAAAATCGCATGACACTTTTAATTGATACCTTTTCCAAACTTGATGGCGAAGTTATTGATAATATGCAATATACATTTTTAGTTACCTTAGATGGTAAAAACTTCATTGCTCAAGGATATGACTATCTTAAGACACTCCCCGAGTTTGCTGATGCTGTAGATTGCTGAGGATAAGTAGATGAGTTCAGACGTCGATATTTGTAACCTTGCTCTGGCTCGTCTTGGCGATGAGGCTAATGTAGTAAGCATATCCCCACCGGACCAATCAGCTCAGGCTGGCTATTGCGCTCGGTTCTATCCGATGTCTTTATCGGCTGTATTGGACGAGCATAACTGGGGCTTTAATAGTAAGCTAGTCACGCTGGCGCAAACAACAAATCCTTCTAGTCTTTGGGATTACTGTTACGAAACGCCTAGCGATATGATTAACGTGATTGCTCTTTATGATTCAATAGCGGTGGGTGATGTCAACTACGGTGGCTTTCCGAGTAACGCTACAACTAGCAGTATCTATGGTGATGGTAGTAAAGCCAGCTATCTTAATCGCTTGGCGACACATGGCAATCAACAGGACTACTCGGTTGAATCGGATACGGATGGCAATATTATTATCTATGCCAACCAAGAGAACGCTATGCTGAAATACGCGGCTTACACAACAAATACAGCCGTATTCCCCCCTTCATTCATTGATGCATTAGCATGGAAACTCGCCAGTAACTTAGCCGGCATTATGCTGAAAGGTGATATTGGTGTAGCTGCGTCAATGAAATGTATGCAGGCTTATGCGATGGCTTTGAAGGCCGCCAAAGATTCTGACTCACAAAACAGAAAAGTATTTCCGATTCCAGCTCCAGCGGGGATAGCAGCCCGTGCCTAATGTTAGAGTTCTAAAGAGTAGCTTTAGTGGCGGTGAAATATCCCGTGAATTGTTTGGGCGTCTTGACATCTCTAAGGTGCAGGCGGGTTTAGATACGTGCCGTAACTTCATCATCATGCCTCATGGGGTAGCCTCTAATCGTCCAGGCTTTCAGTACGTCAATGAAGTCAAGACGTCTACTAACTTTACTCGGCTGATGCAGTTCTCGTTCTCGAATAGCCAGACATTTGCTATCGAGATGGGAGCTGGCTATTTTAGATACCACTCACAAGGCTCAAGTTTATTAGCTGGCTCTCCTGCCGCCTACTCAAGTGCCACTGCAACGGTCACTAGCAATATATCTACAGCGACAGTCACGATGACGATTGCGGCTCCAGCAGTAGTCACTTGGACGGCTCATGGCTTGGCGGCTAACACAGCGATCTCGTTCACCACTACTGGCTCTTTACCGGTAGGATTAGTCAGTGGTACGACTTACTATGTGCTTGCTCCTGCGGCTAATACTTTTAATGTCTCAGCCACTGCTGGTGGTGCGGCAATACCTACTTCTGGTACGCAATCGGGCGTTCATTCCTGTGCAGCGCCTGGCATTATCACTTGGGCAGGGCATGGCCTTGTTACTGACTCAGCAATCTCGTTCACGACTACGGGCGCATTACCAACAGGGTTGATGGCTGGTATAACTTATTATGTGCGTAATCCAACAACAAATACCATTGAGTTGTCGGCCAAACGCTATGACATAGTCAGTTTATCGACATCGGGAACGCAGTCTGGTGTCCATACGGGTAATCGGTGTTATGTGCAAGGCGACTTAGTCTCATCGGCTGGTACAAACTATTACTGCATAGCTGCCACAATCATTGCTCATGCGCCACCTAATGCAACCTATTGGTATGCTATGCCGAGTAATGGCTTATACGAAATACCTAATCCTTATGCGCAAGGGGATTTAGCAACCATTAAATATGTGCAGTCTGGCGATGTTATTACTATCGTTCATCCTAGTTATCCACCGGCAGAACTCAAGCGTTTTACTAATACTAACTGGACGCTAACAACGATTCCCTTTGCCTCACAAACTATAGCGCCAACAGGTGTTGCAGTGGTCGCTACACATCCAACAGTGGGCGTGGTACAAGATTTTAAATATCAAATAACGGCATTAAACTCGTTAGGCTATGAAGAGTCGCCTGCTTCAACTGTATCGAATACCGTTAGTAATGATTTAACCATTACCGGTAACTACAACACGATTACCTGGAATGCAGTGGCTGGCTCAATCCGTTATAACGTCTATAAGTATGCCTCCGGTACTTATGCCTATATTGGGCAGACGTCTGGATTATCCTTAAAAGATGACAATATCCTTGCCGACTTAACCAAGACACTGCCGATCACCGACACTATCTTTGCTTCAGCTAATAACTATCCTTCCTCGGTTTGTTATTATCAACAAAGACGTTTCTTTGCCGGTACGATTAATCAGCCGCAAAATATTTGGTCCACGCAGTCATCGTCTGATTACAACATTGCTTACTCTATCCCTAGCCAAGGCAGTGATGCCCTACGGTTTAAGATAGCGGCACAGAAAGCTAATGCGATCCGTCATTTAATGCCTAACCAATCTGACTTGTTGGTATTGACTGCCTCAACAGAATGGAGTGTTGCGGCTGATTCTGGCAGTGCATTAACGGCATCGACATTAAATATAAAGACACAAACACAAAATGGTACTTCAACGGTTGCACCGGTGTTTGTCAATAAATACATTTTGTATCCACAGGCACAAGGTGGTCATATTGGTGAGATGTCTTATTCGTGGCAAAGCTCTGGCTATGTGAGTAATGACTTGTGCTTATTAGCTCCGCATTTATTTGATACCACGACCATTTCAGACTTTATTTTATCGAGAGCGCCTGTACCGGTTATCTGGGTAATTAACAGTGCAGGGGCTTTATTAGGACTAACTTATGTACCGGAGCAACAAGTCTCCGCATGGCATAAGCATGATACAACGAATGGCCTATTTGAGTCTTGTGTGACTACCTCTGAGAACAATGCTGATGTCCTGTATGTCATTGTGAAGCGTACTATCAATGGTGTGACTAAGCGTTATATTGAGATGCTACACACGCGCTTCTTCTCTGATCCTAAAGATGCCTTTTTTGTTGATTGTGGCTTAACCTATGATGGCGTATCAACGACTACTATTACTGGTCTGGGGCATTTGGAAGGACAGACTGTGGCTATCTTAGGTGATGGCGCTGTGATGCCTCAGCAAGTTGTTAGCGGTGGTGCTATCACGCTACCATTTGCAGTCACCAAAGCGCAGATAGGCTTGCCGATTACTGCTGATCTTACTACTACTCCCGTCGCTATAACGGGCGATGCCACACTAGGCCAGTCTCGAATCAAGAACATCAATAAGATTTGGGTTCGGGTTTATAACTCAGGTGGTTTTAGCGCAGGACCGGATACCTCACATTTAACACCGGTCAAGACACGGCACTATGAAACACCTGGCACAGCACCGGATTTGATTACCGATGAGATTCCCTTATTTGTGACCTCGCAATTCAATCCATCAGGACGGGTGACGGTTCGGCAATCTGATCCACTACCTTTAACGATTGTTGACATTACCGCTGAGGTGGCTGTTGGCGGTTAAAGTTACCAAGCGCTTTCCAACCTATGACGATATGGTTAGTCTGGCTGAGAACATGCGTCAGCTCGATGTCGATGAAATTGAAGCGGTACATGATTTAGAGATACTGCCTTGTATAGAGTATTCGGTAAGAAGCGCTGCGAAAGGTTATTGCTTTGCTGTTTTCTGTGATGACAAGCTGGTTTGTATTTATGGTTGCTCGGTAGTGGGCAATCCTTGGTTACTTGCTACCAATGAAATGAATAACCACATTATCAACCTAACCCGTCGCGCCAAGAAAGGCGTGCGGATGATGTCCAAACGATGGCCTATATTGTCTAACATAGTTGATTTCAGAAATAAAATGACGATCCGCTGGCTGAAGACGATAGGTTTTACGTTCGAAGAAACCATTGAGATCAAGCCCGGATTTCCCGTAATACGCTTTGAAATGGTGCGCGATGTACGAACTCTCCAAGATACTACCTGACTCAGTTGATTTTAAAACAGCGATACTTGCAGCAGAGGAGATTTTAAAGGCATCCTGCCCACAAATAGGCCCAGAAGTCATCCATCATTTTTCACCTGGCATCTACGCTAGGGAAATGCGTATTAAAAAAGGCACTGTCCTCACAGGTAAAATCCACAAAACTGAACACCTTTGTATCCTCAATGGAGATATAGAGATTGCCTCACAAGATGGTAAAGGTCGCTTTACTGGCTATCTTACTTTTCTGTCTAAGCCTGGTGTTAAACGCATCGGCTATGCCCACGAAGACACGGTATTCACGACTATCCATGCAATCGAAGTCACTGATATTCCAGCCCTAGAGGAAGCATTAGCAGTAGATACTTTTGAGCAGTATGAGCAATTCTTATTAGAGACAACAAAACAGGAGTTGTTATCATGAGTATGTTTGCTTCAATAGGCGTTGCTTTAGGTGTTAGTACAACAGTAGCGGCTGTTGGTACAGTTGCTGTGGCAGGCATGGTTGCTTCTGCGGCTATGCAGGGAGTGCAGTCATCTAGTCAATCAGCGGCTCAACAAAACGCTGCAGACTACAACGCCCAAGTTGCTAACAATAATGCCATTATAGCCAGCCAGCAAAGGTCAACGACGCTCCAGCAAGGTGAGCTTGAAGCTCAAAACGCGATGCGTAAACAAGCTGCCATGATTGGTGACCAACGCGCTCAAATGTCTGCAAACGGAATCGATGTTACGCAAGGGTCTGCACAAGACATTCTTGCTTCAACTAAATTCTTAGGCGGCATCGATGTCAATACGATTCAATCAAATGCGGCTAGGCAGGCATGGGGGTATGAAGTGCAAGGCATGAATGACAAGAATGCTGCTACGATGGAAACATGGAAAGCGAATAGTATCAACCCAAGTCAGATTGGAGCAATGGCGGCTGGATCGTCACTATTAAGCTCTATTGGTGGGGCAGCTTCTACTTATGCAGCAGGAGGTGGTGGAAAGGCTGCAGCTGGGGGGAAAGTTACTCGCATTCCCGGCAACGGAACTACAGATGGTGGCAGATAAATGAGAGTTCCAGAATATCAGCAATCTGTTTCACAACAAGGCTTACCTGATGCTAGGCAAACGACTCACTATACAGCCGATGATTTCATGGGCGGCACAGAGAAAGCCGCTCTGGGTTATGGTGTAGAGCTTGCCGGCAACCTAGCCCATGATGCACAGAAAGTAGCGGTTAAGCATTATGAGGATCAGTTAAAGCAGTCTATTGCTGATCAAGCTCGTGATGCAGTTACGCAATACCGAAACAGCAAACAAGGGGCTATGTTTGGTGCGGAAGGTCAGAATGGACAACCAAGAACGCCAGGCTTTTTAGAATTAACCGGTAAAAACGCCCTTGCTCCGGTCAATGGACGCTCGCCAGCTAGCACCTTGCAGGATACGCTTCAACAAAAACGCTCATCGATTGCTGACAGCCTAACTTCAGAGGAAGCAAAGGCTATCTTTAGCCAACATGCAGATGAAGAAGATTACCATACCAATGGCTTGATTCAACAGCACGAAGGCCAGCAGTCTAGGGTATTTCGAGAGTCTACCTTAAAAGCAGAGAGTGATTCCTTAAGTCGAGAAATTGAACAGGGTTATAACGACCCTAATCGCATACAAACTAACTATGCGAAGTTAAAAGACAGTCAGGTGCAGCTTGCCATGCTTAATGGCTTTGATGATAAGGCAGGATTGGAGTCTGCACGTACTCAATTCTCAAAGTCACTCAAGATAGCCAATGCAGCAGCCATTCAAAATGGCAGTTGGGAAGTTGCGGCAAATAATATTAAAACATTTGAACATGAACTCGATGTTGATAGCTTAACTGATTTAAAAAAATCACAGCTTGATGCTTATGTGCCTAGTGTCTTGCAAAGTAATCCACAGGCTTTATTGGATGCAGCAACTGAAAAACTAAAGCCTAAGTCATTCCCTGCAATGGATTTTGAACGACTGAAGCAAATACGCGATACCGTTGAAAGTCATGGAGCAGACTACAATCCTGATGGCTCACCGGTTATTCACATTGATAAAGATGGTGTGAAGTCTAAGTATAAAAACCAAGTCCGCGAAGATGTTGCAAAAGCACCAGGCTTTAATATTCGTCCAGCCGCTAATGATAGTCCTGAAGAATACAACCGCGTTGGCGATGAGCTACTAAAGGCGCATTATGATTATCATAAAGGCGATGTCGAGAAAACATTAGCGGCTTATAACGGTGGAAGAAAAGGCGTCGACAACGCCCTTGCGGAGGCTACAAAGAAAGGGGGTGATTGGAGGACTAAAGCAGGGGTTAAAGATTACTTGGATAAGGCTTTGGTAGCGGCCAATAAAACCAATACCCCTTTGGATGATGCCTCACCACAAGAACTCCTGCAAATCAAAAACCAAGCTGAATCCACATTGGAAAAAGGTAGGTCAGTATTTCAGATTGGACTAAAAAAACAAAGGGAGAATCAATATTCACAAACTGCCACAACCGGTCAGTCAGGCGAAATAATCCCATTTAAAACATTTCAGCAGGCTTATGGCGATAAAGCGGGTGAAGAATATGCAAATTATCAAGATCAACTAAATCATGCTAACAATGCTTATTCCATTAAAGATATGCCAACGGCAGCTGTGAATAAGTTATTAGAAGCAACAAAGCCTACAGCAGATTTAGGTTACGGATTACGACCTGACGGAACAGCCAAAGGAGAAGGTTATCTTGGTGCTTTAAAGCGTCCTGATGGCGGTGTAATGACTGAGTACAGTATTGGCGTAAAGATTAATGGCAAAGAAATGGACATCCCCTCTATTGTGCCAACACTCAACAAGGATGAAGTTAATCAAATACTCAATTTAAAAGATGGCGAACTACCATCAGATGCCATTATTGCCAAAGCTACTTCATTTGCTGAAGATAGAATCGCTAAAGGACTTCCAGTATTTCATGACACACCTACTGGAAATTTTGCGAGTGAACGAAAACAATATGATGATTTAAAAAGCGCTGCAGATCATATTCAAACTGAACGCATGAAAGACCCAATGGCTTATGCTTATCAAAGCAGCTATCCCGTACAGCCTATAAACTGGACTAACCCACAGCAGGCCGCTACTGAAATTAATAATAGACTAGCTATCAGTGACCAACTATCCGCTAAATTTGGCACTAAGCCCACCGTATTAACAACTGAGGAAACTAAAAGCCTGTCTACCACTTTTGAGGCAATGCCAACTAAAGATGCACTTAAGTTCATGGATGGCTTAAGTAAAAGTACCAATCCCATTTCTTACAACATGGCCATGCAACAGTTGCGTAAAGACTCGCCTGTGACTGCTATGGCTGGGTCCCTGTATGGAATAAATGAGAGTTATCAGCAATCAAATTGGGGTGGTTATGCTGATCCAACAACCATTAATGTCAATGGACAAAAAGCGGCTGAATATGTGTTAAGGGGTGAGCGCTTGCTTAATCCAACGACTGGGGATAAATCAGAAGACGGCAAAAGCAAAAGTATATTTATGCCTAAAGATACCGAGTTTCAAGCAGCCTTTGATGAATCTACTAATGGAGCTTTTGCTAATCATCCCGATGCGGCCAACACAACAATGCAAACTGTGCGTGCCGCTTATGCTGGCATATCTGCCGAAAGTGGCGATACTCATAAGGAATTTAACTCAGATACTTTTGATAAAGCCATTGAGATGGTCACGGGTACAAAAGGTGGCGCACTTAATGTGTTTAATAGTCGTATTATTCCGCCTTATGGTATGCCAGAGGACATATTTAAAGATAAAGTCACTCAGCAATTTAATCAGCAAATGGAGGCTGAGGGTCTGCATAGATTCGTTGCTAATGACAATATAAATCATTACAAGATAATCCCTATGGGCGATGGGCTTTATGGCTTTACTGATGGCAATACCATAAAACCGATTGTGATTAATCTAAAGCCTGATTCAACAGCTCAGGCTATTAACCCATGAGTTATCTATTTGGTGGTGAGTCGGTACAGTCAAGACAAGATACACTGCAAGACATTAGTGAGTCTAGTTTTAACCAAGAAGATGAAGCCTATAAAAATAGGCTTGATGAAACACTCAGCAATGCACTGACTCCCGCCAGAATAGCAACACGTTCTATTGCAAACTTAGGTATTGCGGCTGACGCTATCCCTACCGCGATAGGTACTTACTATGGCATCGATAATTCTTGGTGGCATAAGCATGTTACCCAAAGCTTAATTCATACCTCAGAAGCATTGACACCTGATCCACAAACAACTCATGTATCTTTACAAATTGCTGATCAATTTGCTGGCATGTTGGGCGATGTTGCAGTGACGCTTGGCAATCCAGTTGCCTTTAGTGCAATGCAAGGTGGCAAACGAGTTACTGAAGAGTTAGAGAAGGGCAAAGGTTTAGGTACATCATTAAAACTGGGTGCAGTTGATGCACTAGCAGCCAAAGCCTATATGACAGTACCATTAGGTTTTGCCAGTAAAGCGCTTCCTATTGCAACAAGACTGCAAGGTGCTATTACAGGTGCTGGTATAGGTGACGTGATTGGCTCTGCTAGTGAGATGGCTAATGAATCTGTTTTAAAGGCGGATGGCTATCCAGAAGAAGCTAAGCAACATGATTGGTCAAATCCTACTACACTCGCTTTAAATGCGGCCTTTGGTGCGGTATTTGGTGGCTTACATACTCATGTATTGCCCTCACACCAAGATGCTGTGCTAACGGCTATGGATGCCCATGCCATAGAAAATCCAGATAACTTAAGCGCAACTAATCCCGCCTCAAATAATGCGCTGGTTGATAGCATGAATCAGTCGGTCAGAGAGTTAGTCGATGGCGTACCGATTACCAGTTCGATACGAGAAACTGAGGGCTTTGCCTACAATCCAGCTAAAGGCCAAATAGAGCAACAAATAGCCTCACATATAGCTGATCAGCATCTTGAGAATAACCAAAAAGCGGTTGATAGTTTTAAAGAGGACTATCCAGATATAGTGAATGGCATCGTTGATGATCACTATAAGACACTACTTTCTAGTAAATCTGAAGGAGCGGGCTGGTCACAGAAAGGGGGTGAGCTATTAAGAGATATTGAAGGTAATGCTGTAGGCAGAACTACCTGGCTACCCCATCAAGAATGGTTTGGGCGCTTTGTCAGTGAAGGCATAGGCAATAAAAAGGAATTACAACGCGCTGTTGAGAAATTTAATTCAGGTGAGAAACTTGGACCCAAGCAATCGACTATTGTTGATTGGCTAAAGAACGAAGTTGATGGAAAGCATCAGGAAGGTAATCCAGATGACTTTAGTACAACGAATGGCCATGAAGATTTAAACAATCGCATCATTCAGCACATTGAAAGTATCCAAGAGCAACGCAAGCAAGTTGCATCAGATAAGTCTGGACAGTTCATTCATGATGATATTGTTAGACAACTAGAAGAAGCGGGCCATCATGATGCTGAGAAAAACAGTGCTTATGCCAGGCTTCAACAAGTAGTCATGACCAATCAAGCGAGAGAAGTTGGCATGTCTCCGCTTGAGTTTTATGAAAGACATGGTGATACTAAAGTTCTAAAAGGCGAGAGTGAAGATTTAAGTGGTGCGTTTGGTCAAGAGAATCCCGTAAAAAACACAACGGAGTTAGGTAATTTTAAAACAGGAGTGCCAGTATCATTTGATTTTTCCCATAACACAGCAAGTGCAACTGCTATTTTTGGTAAGCCAAAAAAAGATGCACCTTATGACCGAGGCATAGAGCCGTCTGGTCGTTATGTATCACAAGTAAAAGACGCGTCTAAAGTTGATACGTCAAATGGCATTATGTCCGGCACACTTACCTTTAAAAACCCTTTGGTTTTAAATGTCGATACTTGGAAAAAAGATTTATTTAATCATTATAAAAAACGAGGTAAGTCATTAAGCAAAGCATTAATTTCTGATGGTTATGATGGCGTTGTCACTATAGATCATGATAGCAATCCTGCAAGATCATCTACCTCAGAAATTCTTGATCTCACAACTTTCGATGAAGATAAGGCGCTTTATCAATTAAATAAAAACCTCGCCTTAGTTCATAACTTAAGCTTAGAGAATTTATTACACGCTAACAAATTAGGCGGCATACCAGTCCCCTCTGTTGCTGTGGTCAACAAAAATCATCCTATGGATGCGTTTGGTGAAATTACTTTAATCGCCAACAAAGACAATCTAGGTCCACAAGCCTCTGCAAAAAACAGATTCTTTAATGCGGATATTTATTCACCTCGTTATCCTAATGTTTCTTATATAGGTGATCAAAAAGCTATAGAGAATGCCAATAGTAACTTATCCGAAACTGCTAAGAAGATACAAGAGGCTGATGATTGGTCGTCACGCATTACTGCTGAAAGATTAGATCGCGGACTCATTAAGGGTTTAGGCGATAACCTTGCTTTGCAATATCAATATCTTGAGGGGTTAGGAAAAGCTCCGGCTTTAACCTATAAGCCTAAGACTGTTATTCCTAAGGCGCTACAAAAATACATCAAAAAAGATATTGACCTTCGAGGCGTTGAGTTTGGCCGGGCTGCCCTTGATGAATGGAACGCTACGCACCCTAACAAGCCTGATGTTGATTTTGATATATCGGCAGCTATACGTTCAGAGGCTGCTCATAATATTGAGAAAGCCAGAAGAGAGCTAAAGCTCGGCAAGGTTATTGATACTAGCGCTTTACTTGGAAAAGTGAGGAGCAAGATAGATCAAAAAGAATTTAATGAATGGCTTACTGAAAACTATTCAAATCTCATTAAAGACGAAAAGATTTTTGATGGCTATACAAATAGCGGCAATCGAAAGTATCTGCCTCATAATTTAGATACTGTTGTTAAGTTAATGACAAAGTCTGTGCGTGGTGGCGAGAACTTTAACTATGGGGTTGGTTCAATCCGCGCTCACGCTGCCAAGCAATTTAAAACTATTAAATCGTTACAAGATGCTAGAGAGGATTTAATTAGCGATAAGCAAATGGACGAGCTTAAGGACGAGATTAATTCAGATTTTGAATCACTAACTGAAGCCTTAGCGCCTTACAGAAATGAAGAGGCTGGTTATTCAAATCAATCAAGTGAAGCCTTAGCTGACTTAGCATCTAAAGGATTGCGAGGATTTAAAGAATATTATAAGGATGTACCTGAAGATGTAATGACTGAAGTTTATGACTTCATGAATCAATTAAAGAATATGCCATCGCATTATTTTGAAGGCAAGATTGGTAGGGCAGTTGGCATAAATGAATTTGATGGCGCTATTGTTCCAGAGGGTAAAGGTTATGAAGCGGCCGTCTCTTTATTAAAAGAACGTGGCATAACGAACATTAAGCGTTATGACCCCAGAGTAGATGAATCAAGAGCAAAAGCACTTGGATCATTCAATGATTTATTTTTTCAAAAGAATGGAGAAAAGACAAAGGGTTCATTCGACCCTGCTACCAACACTATCAATTTATTCAAGAGTGCTGATGCCACTACCTTTTTACATGAGTCAGGTCATCAATTCTTAGAGTTGTATCACAACATGATTGAGATGGGTGATGCGACACCTGTCATTAAGGCTGATTTTGATAAATTACTCAACTGGTTTGGCGTTAAAGACCATGCTGAGTGGTCAAACATGACGCTAGATCAACAGCGGCCTTACCATGAAAAGTTTGCTAAAGGATTTGAAACTTATCTTTCTGAAGGGAAAGCACCGACTCCTGAACTGCAAGGTATCTTTAAAAGCTTTGCTCAATGGATAAAACAAGTCTATAGCGATGTACAAGGAAAGTTAGGTATTCAATTAACGGATGATGTGCGTGGTGTAATGGATAGAATTATCAATCATGGCGAGTCTCAAGCCATGAAAAGTGACACCCCAGAAATCACCTCAGCTCGTGAAGCAATCCCGTCTATTGAGTCTGATCGTCAGTTTGAAATAGAGCATGATGATGGCAGTATCGATACGGGTTCTGCATCTGAACTTATGGCTAGGGCTGATGAAGAGGCCGCATTTGCTGAACAATCCGATACTGCTACCAGCGCTGCAATTAGTTGCTTCTTAAAGTTCGGTGATTTATGAGACAAAGGTCTTGATGATAATGGACATAACACCGGCAATTAAGATTCCTAGCATCCATTTTAGCAACGTAAGTTCACCAGATACTTTAGTATCCATACGGTCAATCTTGGCATCAATACTATCTAATCTTCGATCCAGTTTAATTAAATCGTTTTTAGTGGCCAACTGCGAATCTAAAGCCTCAGCCAACACGCCTTGCAATGCCTCAGATTCAGCCTTAGCCTGTGCGTCTGAAATGCCAGCAGCCTTAAGTTTTTCTACAAATTTTAAAGTATCAAAAGTAATGGTAGACATGTGATTAAGCGCCAGATAAGCAGTTTTATAGTCATCAATGTAGTCGTAATGGCTACGTGTTGTCAACACGGAATAATGAGAAAACCATGAGAGCGCAATGTATTCAAGCTGTTTCACAAGCTATAGGTCGTCAAATTACCCAAGCAGAAGCTGCCAAAATTGAGCAGCGCATCACTGATTCACAAAAGCAACTCTGGAAAACAGATCGACGTACCATGATGGGCTTAACGAAAGATCAGCAATTTCGTTTAGCAGCCAGTGAGGCAGCAAAAAGTATCAAGATTGAAGCGGCTAAGAAGCAACAGCGAGTTGCCTTAACCATTCTAGCGCATGACAACATTAAAACTTTTTTGGAAAATCAGCCTGGGCGCATGGGTGATAATCTGAGGGAATTATTAGCCGGCAATAAAACCATGTCGGTGGAGTCATCGACAGAAGCTAATCGACACAATATATTAGCGGAACTTGATGCAGTCGCAGAGCCGTTCTTACCCTCCAAGATTGGCTTTGACCAAGGCAATACCAAGATGGAAGCGGTCTATCGAGAATTACATGGTCAGGATACTGGTGATTCGCCCGCTAAAGCCTATGCAAAAAAGCTCACGGAAGCCTTTGAGAGCCAGCGTCAGCGCTTTAATGAAGCAGGCGGTAAGGTAGGGCATCTTGATGATTGGGCGCACCCACAAGCTCATTCTTCGTATTTAGCCTTTAAAGCTGGCAAAGATGGTTGGATTAATGCCATTGCGCCGAAGCTAGAAAGAAGTCGTTATGTTAATGAGGATGGCACAGGTTTTAGCGATCAGCAGTTCAATGAGTTCTTAGGAAAGTCTTGGGAGTCTATTGCTTATGAAGGGCAGCTTAATGGTGAGATAGGTGCAAATAAAGGTACGGGATCAGCGGCTAATGCGCACTCACAAAGTCGTCAGTTACACTTTAAAGATGCAGATAGTTACCTTGAATATCATAAGCAGTTCGGTGAAAAGTCACTCCATGCTACGCTAATCAGCCATATCGATAGCATGAGTAAAGACATCGCCATGATTGAGCGATTAGGACCTAATCCTAGTCATCAGTTTAATTGGTGGAATGATTATGCCTATCGTGAAGATACTAAGTTAGGATTATCTCCTGACAAGCTCAATGCCAACAAAGTTAAGAATGATAATCTATTTAAAGAGGTTGCCGGTATTCATGAAGCGGTGGGTAATCGTTCATTCTCTCGATGGATGGATGCCATACGTTCAATCAATCTAATCGCACTAGGTTCGTCTGGCATCTCAACGATTACTGATTTAAACACCATGAACCTGACAGCGCAATACAATCATATCTCGCGTTCCAAGATGATGGTAGAGCATTTACGGGCGTTATCGAGTGCGGACTCTAGGAGAGTGGCTAGGCGTTTAGGTATTGGTTTAGATGCGTTTGCTGGCGCTGTCCTACGGCATGGTCAGGAACAAATAACCAACGGCATTGCAGCTAAAATGGGTGGCGCTGTTATTCGTTTATCAGGTATGCCGTTTATTACCGAAGCCAACCGTCAAGCTTTTAGCATTACCATGATGGATGCGGTGGCCCATGTCGTTGATACCCATGCAGACCTTGCCTCTATTAATAAGACTGATGCTCGCATGATGTTTACGCATGGCATTGACCAAAATGACTTTGCCATCTGGAAGCAAGCAATTCCAGAGGTATGGGTGGACGGTAAGAGTAAAGTCTTAACCGTTAATTCAATACTCGCTGTGCCAGGTGCTGATCCAAAAGCCTTGAGAAAGTCGGCTGATAAATTTATGGCATTGGTCCTCGATGAGCAAAACATGGCTGTATCAACCCCTGGTGCAGCAGAACGTTCCTTAATGAACGCAGGAACAGCCAGAGGTACAGTAATGGGAGAACTAGCAAGGTCATTCTGGCAATTCAAATCATTTGGTTTGAGCTACGCAAGTGCCAATCTTAAACGAGCGATGAGCTTAAAAGAGGAGTCACCTCAATCGGCTGCCGCTTATGCTGCAACATTCCTAGCGCAAGGTTTGATTTATGGAGCGATTGCCACACAACTTAAAGAGATAGTTAATGGCCGTGATCCACTAGCAATGGGCAATGCCTCATTCGCTGGACGAGCCTTATTAGCATCGGGCGGCTTGGGTTTATTTGGTGACTTCTTAAATGCTAATAACTCGCAGTATGGAAGTAGCGTCATAGCGTCTCTTGCTGGTCCTACTATGAGCAAATTAGAGCAAGCATACGACCTGTCGGTAGGCAATATACACAAAGCAGGGCAGGGCGAAAAGACGCATGTTGGAGCTGAAGCCTTAAGACTGGCTAACAGCGTTAATCCATTAGGCACACTCTGGTTTACTAAGAGTGCCTTTAATCATTTAGTGTTACAGAACTTGCAAGAGTCTTTATCACCAGGCTACTTAAGAAGAATGACACAGCGTGCGCAACGAGAGTTTGGTCAGTCTTATTATTGGAAGCCAGGACAAGCAATGCCAGATCGTGGTCCTAATGTCAGTAAAGCCTTTACGGAAGGCAAGGATAGTAAAGGCGGCTCATTTTATGATAAAGCTGTGAATACAGTGCGCGGGCTGGGGGGCTAGTTATTTACGAGACTTATAGAGGTCAGACAAATAACACCATATCTTGCAGGGGATATATATCATTAGCCCCACAACAACGACATGCGCCGGAACCATAAGGTTATCTTCTAGCGATCCACACTCATAACCAGAATTACATGCGATAAGTGGAACAACAAAAAATAAAATTATATAAGTAATGGTTTCAGACGACATAAATTTTCCTTAAACATTAGGTGGGCAAATGACTATATTAATTGAACAACTAAAAATTGACGAGGGCTATTCTGAGCATGTTTATAAATGTCCTGCGGGAGCAAACACGATTGGGTACGGATATAATTTGGACAGCAATAGCCTGCACTTATCGTCACTAGAAATTAATCACGCCTTTCGTAATGGCATGGGTGAGGTAGAGGCTGAGCGAATACTGATAATAATGGTTAAAAAAACCATAGAGGAATTAAAGAGAATATTTACTAATTGGAATGACATTAGTAAACCGCGTCAAGATGCTTTAACCAATATGTGTTTTAATTTGGGCATGACGCGATTCTTAAAGTTTAAAAAGATGATCGTCTTGGTAGAAGATAATGATTTTGTTGCGGCCAGTAAAGAAGGTTTAAACAGTCTATGGGCTAAACAGTTACCGGCCAGATCAAAACGGGTGATGGAGTTACTAAAACAGGGGTAGCTATCACCAAGGTATCTCTTGGAAATTAGCACCACAGGTTGTACAGTGCATAGTAGGCCAAGGCGCAAGCGGAGTTAAAGCAGAGTTATCATTAGCAGGAGCAGCCTCGGTAAAAGTAGGCGTTGAATGAATCACCATTGGGTTATTCGGTGATTGTTGTGAATATTCATTGCCGTACATTCCATTAGGCGAATTAATACTCATGCCTGAGTTATTATAATAAGAGGCCGGATTATCAATATTGTTTTTGCCATAGGGATTGCCGCCCACTTCACCAAGATAAGTTCCGTTGGGGGCATAAAGTGAAGCTGAAAAAACAGAGTTGCTGAATAGTAGCAGCGCGATAAATGTTTTCATGGTTATTCCTAATTAAGTTAATCAATATCCTCTGGCTTGATATGCGTGTATCTAGCCAGAGTGCGCCAGTCTGTGTGCAGCGTAAATTGCTGAACTTGCTGAATACTGTAGTTTTGGCTTAAAGAATAATAAAGTCATTATAAAATCAAAGAGTTAATAAGCGCACCATCGTGCATCGTGCGCTTATCGTGATAGGGCGGTTAATTTGCACACTTATATTCAGCTTTGGCTTTTTCTTTTACTGCATCTAAGTAGTCAGCAAAAATAACAATATCTGTCATCCAACACGTTTTATTTCCACCGGCACGAAACACTGGAAAAGGAAAATCATTGCTCGATGCTTTGCGTTTTGCTTCTTTTTCGGATAGACCAAAATATTTAGCGCCAATTTCAACAACCGGAACATGCGCTGTTCCAAATTCAGCTAATAATCCAAAATAGGTTGATGGTGTCATACTTCCTCCCCAAATGTTTCATGTCGTTCTTTATAGTGGCTGTTGCATTCTCCAATACCGTGTGCTTTTTCTATTATGCGTACCAAATCCATCAAATGTGTTGAGAATCCACTCATTAAAAGTTCTGATACCTGATCTTCACTCAAAGGCTCACGTTTTGAAGCTTTTTTACCTTGTTCATAACCTAGCTTATGCCATCTAGCGATCCTGTCCTCAACAGCCTCTTGCTCAGGTTGAGCGAGTGGTTTTTTGATCTCAGTCAATGTGTTCTTTCTCTTTAGCTTGGCCTGAATAGCGCAACAATAATTAATACACGCTTCTAAAAAACAAAACTTATCCTCATTAAAATGAGTAGTGTCTAGTATTTCTACTATTTCATCCTCCGTTAATCCTTGCCATTCTTGCTCACGTTTTGGTGGTGATGTGTAGAGTGGTGTTATTGTGTAATGCTCACCTAACGGCATACATTCAGTTACACGTTCACGCACGGTTATTCCATCATCATAAATATAATGCCAAGCCACAGGCTCTTGCTTTTGCTCAGGTTGGGCGAGGATTGCTTCTACTTCACAACTTAACGTGTGATCTAGCCACCCTGTTGCTAATACCTTCTTCAGCAGCGCTCTTTCTTTACTCATTATCTACATCCTCAAAAATTTCTGACCGCCAAAGTAATTTTCATTCTTTG